TGTTCAGCCTCAGAGAGAAAGTGTCTGAGATTTCTAAGGCGGTCGGCGGACTCGCGTAAGAACACCTCTTGCTGAGCGTGTGAGCGTCCTCGATGCACCTCTGCGCCAGCGATGAAACCAGAACCCACTGTGCAAAGAGCGAAGCCAACTGACTCGAGCGTGGCGACTCCAGTAATCGGCTGTTGTTGCTCGGTTGGTGTAACTTCTTCGACAGCCACATCGTCACTCCCTAGATTCCACTCGCACCGGAATCGATAAACGTTAGCGGAGTCGGTACCGTGTCACCGTTCGTGTCGGTGGTCATGCCGGACAGGAATACCGGAGGAGAACCGAGCGGGATGATGAACACGTAGACAGTGCCGCCCTTGATCCAGGCGAAGTGGAAATCGCTAAGCAATGCGTCGCCCGTTGCCGAGGTACTGATTGATATCCAGCAGTCAACTGGCGCGCTGACTGCGAATTTGCGCCCTACAGGAATCGAGATAACACCCCGATTCGGTGTCGTATGTCCACAAGCGAGCGCCATGGCCTATTGTGGCGTTGCCCCATACTTCGAGACGAAGTAAGCCTCCACTTGGGCCGGAGTCGGCTGGCCGCCGCCGTTGTAAATCAGCAACTCGACAATGTCTCCCGTCCAGGTGCTACCGAATGACGTGTCAGAGAAGATCGTAACGCCATCTAGGTTTAACGTACCCGCATTTGCGGGAGCTCCTGCTACTCCATCCATACGACCAACGGTCGAAACGCTATTGAAGTTGACGTTTATTGATGTGTAAACGTTGGCGGTGAAATTCCCTCCAAGCGGGACCACTCCGCCAGCGTAGGCAGAGAATGGAGCTCCCACTCGGCCCATTAGGTTTCGTTGCGTCGACCTACCATCGCTAATAACTGATGTCGCACCTGCTACTGTGGTGGTCATCGCGACGGCTGCTATCAGCGTCGGTTGATTTAACGTTGTTATCGCCGCCGTCTGCATCCAGTTAGAAGCGCCGTTCCTAATGCAACTCTTGTTATTCAGCTTACCGGCCGATGCGACGGCGACGTATTGGGGCCTAACGCCAGCTGTGGCCTGCAATAGATTGCCGCCTGCTCCTAGCGATCCAAGATTGATCCATGTTCCAATCGTCTGAAGATCGACTAGACCAGAGTTGTTTGCGCCGTCTATGTTCTGCGCATCGAACCGAAGGACAGGAGTACCAGGTGGAGTTGGAGTCGTTGATCCGCTTGGCCAAGTATGTGCATTACTTGGCGCTGGCCACTCCGTAGTAAATCCAGTCGCTGGCCATTTTGTGGCAAACGACGTAGGAGGCCAGTAAACGTTGCCCATTACACTACGGCGGCTTGCTCGTCATATATCAGAGCGATTGAGCCCTCCCAGGAGGTTAGAGCGTTCGCGCTATTGTCATAGAGAACCTGGAAACCGTTGATACCCTCAGGGACCGCAACGAAGTACGTAGTGGTTGGGTCCGCGGCGGTCGCAGCAGGGTGCGTGAAGTGCGCCCACTGGCGAAAGAGTGTACCGCCGTTGTGAAGCGCCTCGAAGGTCAGCCCATCCGTGGCGCTGATGTGCGACGAACGCAGGGTCAGCACAATCCGACGCAGACCCTTAACGATGGTGCTTCCCGTCATCGAATCAGACCGGAACGGCCCAGCAATGACGTAGTCAGTCTGACCGTTGGTCGGCGCAGTCGTCGGAAAGGCGAGTTTCGTTACACCTGTGACCTGTGGCATTTATCTAGCTCCGTTCAGCACGTGTTTCGCACGCTTCTTATCTTCGTCTCGACGTGCCTTGCTCAACTCCATAATTCTATTGGCAGACACACCCGATGACCCATTGACATTACGTGACACAACGTCAGCAATCGGCAAACCGAGGCGGACCTTGGCTTGAGGCATGTTTTCGAGCAGTTTCCCGCCCAAGAACCCTGCGATTGCCCCTGGAACATGACCAAGTGCTCCGCCAGTAGCCGCCCCTATCGTGCTCGCAGTGGCCCTGTGAGCGCCTCTGGCGATAGATTGCTCAAAGCCGGTAGAAGTCTGCGGCTCACCATATCGCAAGCGCTCTGCGGCCTGTTTAGCGCGATTCAGAGCTGCCTCACGAGCGTTGGACGGTCGGGCCTCTGCGAACCGCTGCATACGCGGCTCGGCGCGCATCCCAGGCTTGGTGTCCTCGCCAATGCGGTCCATTCGCGCCGTGGCCGACTGCTTGACGCCTTCGGTCAATCTGACATTCGGTTTAGCCTGTCCGAATAGCGCGTCATTCGTCTGGGTAAGCGACTGCATCTGTTTGGCATAGTCGGCGTTCAGCTTCGCGATACGCGGGTCGATGTCAGCCGCGTCGGACTTCATCGCATCCAGAATCTTGCCGAAGGCGTAGCGCTCGCTGGGGTCCTGAGTGCTCCGCGCCATGCGGTTCAGCACCTTGCGCGACTTGATGAAGTCTTCGACCTTTACCCCGGTGGCATTCTCGGGGCTGACCGCAGAAATGTCCGGTGTAGACAGTTCGGTTTTGGCGGTCCCAATATCAGTTTTAGGGATAGCTTTCCCGCCTTTAACGGTTCCAGCCTCAGATGTGGCCGATTCGGACCGTCCGCTTGGTTTGCCGGTTCTGGCCGCTTCCCAGTCGCTGTCTGACACGTGATGTCCAGCCCAGTCGTCAGCCGCCAATTCCCACTGTTGGTGGTTCCACTGAGCCGGATTGCCCTTAGCCACGGAGCCAGCGGTAGGAATCTCGCCACCAGCCGCCTTGATTTGGGCGTCTAGGGCATCGCGGACCATGGGGCTTTTGGCACCAGCGCGCAGGACGAGCAGTTGCTTGACGTCGCTAGATGGCTCTGGAATTGCAGTGGGAGCGGTCTCTGTGTCGGGCGACTGGAGCATTGCCCGTGCCTTCTTGATGGCGCCAGCTAGCTTCTCGTCTCCGACTACGCCATTGACGGTGTTGTCCTGCTCGAGGTTATTCAGGACGTCGTGGGTCTTCGTGGCGAAATGAGTCTCATCGCCGTGGTCAGCCAGAATGTTGTCGGCCGTCTCGCCCCATGACTGCTGAGCCGCGTGATACTGCTCCTTGTTGGCCTCTAGAACGCGGTCAACCGACCTAGCTGCGAGCTCGTGACGTCCAGCGCGACCCTTAGATAGCCCCTGCATCTCAGGCGATTCGAACTCGCCGCCGCGCACAGGTTCACCAAATGGGCGTACTTCGCCGTTCACGGCTTCGATAGCCTGGAGGTCGCGGCCAGTCTGAGTCTTGGGACTGCGAGTCTTGGCCGCGGCGCCACCAGCGGCACCACCGAAGGCGCCGAAGCCAGCACCCAGCGCGATACCCGTTGGATTCTTAGCCGCACGAAGGAACGCCCCCATTCGGTCGCCTTCAGAGTCAGCCGACAGGGCAGACATGGCTGGCGCAGTAGCCTCATAGCCAGCGATGCCCTTAGCCGCGCCCAGGGCAGCCCCAGGGAGCGCCCCGACGGCCTCGGGAAGGGCAGCAGCGAACGGCTTGACCAAGCTTCCGAGTTGGCGACCAGCAAGGTTAGGCAGGAATGAACCAACAACCTGACCAGTAGTCCGATAGCCAGGAGCCATCGCGGCCTCTTGCTCCGGGTTCCAGTTCTTGTCTCCCAGCTTCTTGGCTGCGAAATCGGCTAGCTTGTTGCCGTACCCAAGGGTGACAACATCGCCCACACCGCGTTCGAACTCATGACGCTTGGCAGGGTTCTTGATGGTATCCAGCGGATGCGCGCTGAACTCGCCACCCACGTGCGCAACTGACTGTCCAGCTCGCCAGAGGTCTCCAGGGTCGTAAGTCGAAGCTTCGACAGGATGATCAAGCGCCATCTGAGGAAAGCGATTGATTTGCGCGTCTGCGACTGGCGCAGGTGCCTTGGAGGCTAAGTAGCTATCTGGGTCGAACGCGCCGCCTGACTTGACAGGGGCGGCCTTGGATTTCAGATACGCATCTGGATCAAATCCCGCCATCAGAGACCATTAGCCCTAAGGATTGCGGCAGAACGCGGGTCATTCGGATTGGAGTTCGCCCAATCGACAGCCGCTTTGTCAGGGGCTGCCAGATTCTGCGTCTTCTTGGCCTTAACAATCGGGTTGGTCTTCTTCGGCGTAGGCCGCGAACCTGAGCCGAGGGTTACCTTTGGTGCGCCATTGGAATAGATGTCAGGGACGTCTAGGCCGAACTGCCGAAAGTGGCTCTTGATCTCATGATTGACGTTGCCGCCCATGTTTTCGTAGGCGCTGCCAGGGCCAAAGTCATCAACAGCAGACTGATACGTCTCCTGCATGCGCGACTTCTGCTCATCCAAGGCGCTGTTAGCGGCTTCCTTGAGCACTCCAAGTTCACGCGAGCCGTAGTGACCGCTAGACAGCCCCTCAAGCCAGCTTTGGGCATCGCCAACAATGCCGCCCAGATGCTTCAAGAGGAGGTCTTGGCTCGCCTTCGTAACCTGTCCACCGCCCTTGAAGATAGAGACCAGCGACTCAGCAGCTTCGCGCTGCTGCATGGCATTGCCCGAAGTTAGGTTGCCCATAGCGGTCTGAAGACGACGATTTGTCTTGCTGTCGACGTCGAACGTATTGCGAGCGCGCCAATCTTTGAGTTCCTGGCGAAGCGTGCTCATGTCCTGACGATTACCCTGGTCAGCACGCAGGGGAGACAGGGCGCTAGCTCGCGCTGCGTTCACACGACCAGCGGCCCCAACTTCAGCCAGTTGCTTACGCTGGTCGAATGTCAGGCCTTCGCTCTTGTATAGGGCGTTCTGAGATTCGTCGAAGGTGCGTTTCTTGGCGGCCTCGACAGCAGCCGCTGCCATGCGAGCCTCGGGAGCGGCTTGTTTAAGCTTCAGTTGGTCAGCGAAAGAAGCCTCTTCGGCCGCCTTGGCAGCGTTCGGGTCAACCATCAAATCCTGACTACCCTTACGCATGCGAAAGGCCGCAAGAATGGGATTGATCTTGTCAGCCTGCGCCGTCATCTGCGCTTCAGTAGGTTGCGGAGGCGGGGCGGCGGCGGGGGCGCGCGGCTGACCCATCAATTCCGCATGTTGATCTTGGACATCGCCGGGACCAGGCGGATGGCCCATAGCGGCAGCTTGCTCAGGCGTTACGTCAACGTTGCTAACAGCCTGCGCAAAGGCGAGCGGGTTATTAGGTCGAACGTTCGAAATCTCGTCAGCTAGAAAGTCAGGCATCCCGCGCTGGGCGTTCGGCGCAGCTTGTCCTGGCTGCAACTGTGGCGGTCCCGCCATGAAAGGACCACCGCCACCAACGCTAGGATTGGGCTGCGGGGGAGGCGATATAGCCGCTGGTCCTGCGCCAGCCTGAGGAACACCGTTATCAGACCCCATGCCTCCAGGGGTCATCAGCGCAGGAGCATCAGCCTTCGGCATCTGCACCGATTGAACAGACTGGACAGCGGTCGGCCCATTCGGACCATCTACGATTTCGTAGCCGTAAGCCTTGGCCAACTCACGAGCCATCTTCGGGTCATGTCCAGACGCTTGGTAAATCTTCTGGTAGTCCTCGGCTCCCTGGCGTTTGTGCTCATCTTCCTGGTTCTGCCCAGTGCGGGCGAACTGGTCCTGTTGTAGCTTCAGATACGAGTCAGCACGCTTGTTCTCGGTGTCCTGGTTCTGCTGTTGCATAACCATCTTGGCGCGTTCCATGTCCATTTGCTTCTGACGTTCACGCGCCTGCTGAAGCATGTTCAGCCCATCCGCTATCGGATTGCCAAGACGGCCGAGATTTAGATCAATCAGAGGCATGGTTTACCCGAGCGCGAATGGAAGCATGCTCATTATCTGACCCTGTTGCGCCTGCTGTCCCTGTGCCTGAGCCTGTCCAGCCTGAATCATGGCGTTAATAGAGTCGGTCGTAGCGTTGCCCGAAAGCTGACCACCTTGGCCATAGAATCCGCCAACCAACCCAGAACCCATGTTGTCGATGCCCATTTGCTGAGCAAGCATACTATTGATACCCGACTGATTAGCGCCCTGCGCCTGACCGGCAACGCCGAACATGCTGTTAAGCCGCGAAAGGTCGCCCTGGTCGGCAGTATTGGCAAGTTGCCCAGAGAGACCAACGCGTGCCTGTCCTTGGGACTGAGCCTGGTTGGCCAAGTCGCCCATCTGGTGGTACTGCTGCGCGGCTAGACCGCTGTTGAAGTTACCAAGCGCGGCAAGGGCGCCACCAGAGTTGTAGTTACCGCGCGCGGCCATCTGTTGATTCAGGGTATCGTTACCCTGTTGCTGAAGGCGCTGATAGTACGGGTCGGTCGACGTGTTCTGCGCCTGCTGATAGAACTGCTCAGCCTGTCCAGGTTGGGCCAATTGCGACTGAAGCCCACCCATGGACGCGCTCGCATAGGTAGGAGCCAGGTAAGCGCCGCCAAGCTGTTTGTATGCGTCCTCGAGGTAGTTTTGTGGTCCCTGCTGGGTCGGAGTGGTCCCAGTCGGGGAACCACCAATAGCCCCAGCAAGTCCATTTGCGGCACCAGCATCGCCACCGCCAAAATGCCCTGCTCCCGAGCGGGTTTCGTACGTTGGGCCAGTGGGGGTAGACGCTACTGGAGGCGCCCCCGCGGGGGTCGTGGACGTCGGAAGACCCGTAACAGGGTCATAGGGCTGTGTTGCGGCGGTGGGAGGCGCGGAGGCAGTTCCGCCTGGTGTCTGAGTGCCAGGCTGCTGACGCCATGCGCCACCACGAATGTAGTCGAACACAGAACCGGGCTGCTGTTGATCGGCCATTACTTACCCCTGCCTAAGTACGCCTGAAGGCCGGGACCGCTAGGCTGCGCGTTAGGCTGTGGAGCCGGCGCCTGCACGCCTTGCGGGAGAGTTCCGCCGGGTGCGGGTCCAGGGTGCCCATAGACGTTGTTAAAGGCGTTCTGGGAGTTCTGGGAGTAGCCGAGAGCGCGGCTAAGGCCAGCCATCTGGCGCTGCCACTGGAGCGCGGCAAGCTGCTTGGAATCGGTCGAAGCCTGCTGAAGGCCCTGGGCAAGGGTCCCGTACGGACTCCCTGCGTCCATTCCGAGCATGCCAAGAACCGGGGAAAGTGGGGTTGCCATTACGCTGCCTCGCTCATGTCGAGTTGTTCGAAAAACTGCTCAGCCGAAACCAAAGCGGTATCGCTAGAGCCGCTATAGCGAAAGTGATATAGACGCCGCCTAAATACGCCGCCCAGGAAGACCTTAATTGACTGCTCTGCGTCTTCGGGTTGACCGATAAGCAGCAGTTCCCAGTCAGACCAAGCGCCGCCATCATCACGACAGCGGACTTCCAGCGCAGGCTCCGTAGTTCCTTCAGGAACGCTCCCGCGCCGCATGGTTACAATCAGTTCGACGTCGCGCTTACGCAGCCGATTACCAAAGTCGTTCCAGCCGGTGTAACGCTCGCAGACCAGCGGCCCGCCAAGGTCCAACTCAGACGCAGTGTCCAACTTATAGAGTGCTCCGGTCGTGGAGCTTCCCAGGAGGTGCAGGTTGAGGGCAGGCCAGTAGGCGTAACAGGCTTGCGGCATCGCAACCTGAAATGGGTTCTGGTAATACTTGCGCTCAGTCCAGGACTGTCGCGAGTTGTCGTAAACGAAGGTTCGTCCAGCCGTCGGGAAGGTCCAAACGATGAGACTGAAATTTGCCGTCTCTTCGCGGTATCCCCAACAGTCGTTGATGACAGCCATGGAACGAAGGTCGCTAGAGATGGCGTCAGACATGGGACCGACGGTTCGGCCATCAGAGGTGACGAACCGTCGGCGGTTGTCGAGAAATGCAAACGAATCGTCTAGACGAACGATGGAATATGGAGCAGCACACCCAACGTTGGCCGTTACCGCGTTATCCCAGGGGTTGAGCGGATCAGAGCCGACGGTGTAGATTTGCGTCGTGGTCGTGCCGAAGACGTGGAGCTCACGAAGGTTCTCGTAGATGGCGACGATTGGATCTGGCCGCGCGTCTGCATTCGCGAATGACAGCGCGTTCCAGGACGTATGGAGGCCATCGCCGAGGTCGGACCAGTCGAACTCCTGGGGGTTGGCCGTGTTGTTCGCGACCAGTCGCTGGCCGATGCTGGCGACGTGGGTGCATGTAGGACCAGCACCAAGGCGAGAGCAGAGGCCGACGCCCTGCCACTGCTGAAGGAGGCCGCCACCAGAGATGACCACTCGGAGGCCGTCTTCAGCGAACACGGGGCGCTGACCGCCATCAAGCTGGGTAGCGGCTGTAGCGTCCGAAAGTGCCGTCCAAATGGTCGGTAAGACGTCTGAGAGCGCCCAGAGCTTACGGTCGGCCGTGACGCCGAGCATCCAGGTACGCCAGACATAGAGGCCGATAAGGGGGGAGGAACCAAGTCCGGTGGTCGTATAGGCGGTCAGGGCAGGACGTGGGCGGTTGACTCCAGCTGCGTCAACTTGCCAGTTCACGATGCTCTGTGGAGCGATAGACGCAGAGTCGACAGCTGGAACCATGCCAGCGTCGAGGGGGATAGATGCATTAGCCACAGGAAAACCGCCTGTTACAGGCTGTCATGCCTGCGTGGCTTTCCCTCTTGACTTTACGGGCTACCGGCGAGCACGATT